TCAATAGCTTTACAAACCTTAACTTGTAGCTCATACATTGCTGTCCTCCAATCACATCCAACAGGTTGAAATTGTTGATCTTTTTCATTCCATTGAAAGTATTCGCCAAATAATAGTCCGACATAGGGGACAACCATTTCTTTAGTTATAAGTTTGTTGTTCATAATATGTCCTTGTATGAATATGAAAAACGAATATGTAAATTTCTCATTGCTTGTTGATAAGCATCCCAGTTGGGACTGTCTTTCTCCAAAGACTTAGCACCAATCAATGTCATAACACCTCTTGCAGCATCACAACAAGGAAAAAATCTTATCTTTCCATACTGTTCTTTTACCTGAAAATGTGCTATAATCTCCATTAGTTTCTCCTAATCTAAAATCTCTACAGGTTGTTGAGTTTCAATCCAAACCTTTGCACCACATGACAATGGCTTGTCAGGTGAATATACAATTTCTCCTTCTGTAAACTTTACACGATTACAATAAGTGTTTGACTTGTAAGTTTTTACTGTAAGAACTTTACGGTTCTCACCTTTAGCATTTGCACGAATGTTGTGTTGATTAACGTGAATAATTGTTTTCATTTGTTTTTTCCTGAGTTTTCATTGATACACCAATACCAATCTAAAGAACCATCTTCTATTAACTCTGTCAAATAATCTTCAACATCTTGTTGATTTACATTATCTTGTTCAAAGTTTAATTCAATAATTACTTTTGTCATGACTAGCCCTCATCTATTTTTTCTTCAAGAGCCATATCTACATCTTTATGTTTGTCAATAGCTTGTATTGTAGAATCTCTTAGTTGTCTAAGAAGATCTAAAGCACTTTTATAATTTACACAATATAAAGTAAGTTCAAACTGTTCATCCACAGTATTTTTAACTTTAATATCTACCCATTTTGAATGGTCACTAACTTGAATTTTAATGTTGTTGATGCGATGTAAATTTAAATGATCAAGCATTGTGTGTCTCCTTTAGTCTTTTTGAAATCTTTCGCGGTAGTTTCTGTGAAAATCATCTAACAATTCTTCTGCACGATCAGGACAACTAGTCAAGATAGACATGTTGTCAATCAAAGAATAAACTTCGTATTGTTTTAAATCTTCATCATAATCAATACCAAAGTATTTTACTCTCTCTGCAATTTTTTCAAGGCTCATCTTTTTCTCCTGTTTCTTGGAATTGTATCGCTCCACCAAACAAACTCTGGCATAGTTCTTGCACCAGTTGGAATTTGTGTAATTTTTTTTGTCTTAAAAAACTGTTGAATTTGCTCATCGATTGTTTGTTGTGAAATCTTGAGCTTTGGCTTTGGCTGATGTTTTTTGATGGGATCAACTCCGGTTGAATAGATTCTGGGTATTGTGTCTGTCATAATATTTTCCTTTGTTATCAATTACTTGCGTCCCCTTTGGGGTTGTTCAAGGTAGCAGATCCCCGATCCGCTTGTCAAGCACCCTGAAAAAAAATGGGGGCATAAAGCCCCCCAAAGTCTCACAGGAGTTATCCGGGTCAAAACTGTTCCGATAGAATAAAATATAAATCCGGGTCAAAACTGTTCCAATAGATTTGATTAAAAAAAATAAATTAAATTAGGACATCCTTGTCCACAGACCACTTAAGAAACTTTAAAAATTACACCATCCTGCATAGTTACTTGAGCAAAAAACTCTCTCTTGTGTCCTGTAAGATGTGGTCTGTTTGATCCGTAAATAACTCCAGAGTCACGATATTCTGGCCCGAACAGTGAAGTTTCTTGGTAGGCCAGTCGCTCCCCAATAGATTCTTTGAGAGCCTTTTTAGTTGGGTAATTAAAGATAAGCATTACAATCTCCTATGGAACTTGTGAATTTTTAGGTACTTCACCCTGCGGGAGTGCCTAAAAATTCGTATTTGTGGAATAGGAGATTGTAATCTCTTTATGCCCAACTAAAAAGGCGTAAAGATAAATAAAAATAAAAAAAATCCCCAGTGTAAACCGGGGATTCTTTTAGCTTTGAAGCCTTACCTGATGTTAAGGCCATCGATCTTGTATTGTTTCATAAACTTCGGTAGAAGTTTTAGATCCTTTGTGGGTTTCTTTGGAAACATTGCAAGTAACTTAACCGATGAGAAGTGTTTCTGCGGCTCTCCAAAAGCATCTTTGACTGTTTTCCCGTCAGAAGTTTTTCTGTCTGTGATGCAAGTACCTCCTATCAAACCCAAGAATCGTTTGTAGCAAACTTTCCTCATACTAAGAGGAATGTTGTGTTGTTGCTCGAAAGATTTATTCAACTCAACTGCCAGAGGGATTGCAACTTGCTTCCAATTGAGAGTGCAATCTTCCTTGTCAAAGCCTTTAGAGCGAAGAGTTTCAATAATTTCTTGGGCTGAACGAGTTTGATAAGTCATAGTATTTCTCCTGTAATGACTGTTGGATTTAGCGGAGGAACTTTTTTAGTCCCTCTCACAAATTGTGAGGGATAAAAAATTCTGGAGCGTTTTAAATCCAACAGTTAGAACAGGTATAGAAATACATGACTTAACGGGCTTGTTCAGACCTTTAGAAATTAGAAACTCTTTGAGCGTTTTGACGAGGTTAGATGCACCGAAAAGTGGAAGTAAGTTGCGCTTTTTCCCGGCGGCGGTTGAGTGCTTTGAATAAATATGCAGCAACAACACAACGCTTTATTCCGAGTATGAGATATTGTTTGCGTTGATTCTTGTTAGGATGATAGGAGGTACGCTTTAGCATCACGAAAAACTTATCGGGGAAACAGGAGAGTATTAGATGCTTTTGGCGCGGAATCCTTTGAAGAATTAAGTTACGTCTTAGCAATGTTTCTGTATTTAGAAACCCACATGCGGGATCGTTGAAACAAACAAGATTGATGGGTGTACATCAAAAAAGATTCAAAGCTCTTTAGAATCCTTCATTGTTTACACTGGGGATTTTTGATTTTTATGCAATAAACCCTGATCTAAACTATTTTGTTTTAGTGTACTACAAAATATTTTCTAACTCTTTGAAGTCTTTGAAGTTCTTTTGAGTTAAAATATAACTTTAGAGACTCAGGAGTTCTCTGAAATCCTTGTGAACCAGATGTTAAACTTTGGAGAACTTCAAAGTTCTTCCAGTGATTACATAAAAATCTCTAGAATCCTTTGAAGTGTCAGGTAGACAGTTAGTTAAGTCTATCATGAACCTCCAGAGTTCTTAGGGGGTAGGCAGAAGCCCCATACCCCTACCGTACTATATATACTAGTAGTTACACATTTCCGGTCAGAATCAAATGTAAACTAGTTTAGGGCGGGTCTTTAAAGTTCTACAACGTACTACAAAGTGTCTCAGAGGGGAGGCTACTGCTTGGCGGGGCTGTATGATATGGTGTTGACCCGGGTGGGTCTAAGAGTATTATACAGTCGAGATTCCGATTTGTCAAGTTATTTAGCCCCGATATGTAAATATTACTTGACAAACCCTATGTAAACCTGTATAATACTAGACAATATGAAAAAAGAACTTACAACTAAACAACAAACTTTCTTAGATTATCTTGTTGAAACAGGGGGTGATCCCAAGGAAGCTGCAAGACTAGCGGGATATGCAGAGAATGGACATTGGCAAGTCGTACAAGCACTAAAGAATGAAATCATCGATCTAGCCTCTAACATCCTCGCACAGTCCGCACCTAAAGCAGCACTGAAGCTGGTGGAAGTAATGGAGTCCAATAATCCAGTTCCCCAAGCTAATGTCCGTATGCAAGCAGCCCAGACAATACTAGACCGCACAGGACTAGGAAAACAAGAAAGGCTCGATGTAAACCACAAGGTAGAGGGAGGGTTATTTATACTCCCGGCTAAAGAAGAGATTGTTATAGATGGCAAAGCGGAGATCCAGTAGCACCATTCCCTTTGGATACGAACTAGCTGAAGACAATGTAACCCTACTACCAATTGATCATCAGTTGGATACTTTGAGGGACATTGTAGAACTAGTAAAGAATAAAGAACTATCCTTGCGAGAAGCTAGTCTTTGGCTAGAATATGAAACAGGTAGATCTTTAAGCCATGTAGGTCTTAGGAAGATTATAGAGAATGGAAGATTGGATAAAGAATCCAGAGAACTACCTCAAGGATGAAGATGGGAATTTTGTACTAAAAAAAGATGGTACTCCCCGTAAGAAAACTGGTAGGCCCAAGGGTTCAAAAGGTAGAGGCTACAACTACCATTCAGAAACGAAAGCAAAGATACAGGCGCGGAGAGCTGTACGCAAAAAAGAAAAAGAAGCAGA